GTGTCAAGGGCGCTACTCATACTACAAGTTTGTTAAAAAAACTATAATTAGAGATCCGGGATGAAAATAAGTTACTTAAGAGAACAACTTAGCTTCGACCAATCTGGTATCGTCTTAGAAAGCGATGACAAGGATGGCAAGAGTCTTTACCTAAAAGGTATTGCTATCCAAGGTGGCATTCGTAATGCCAACGGTCGCGTTTACCCTGTCAATGAAATTGAACGTGCGGTAAAAACTCTAAACGATCAAATTCAGAACGGTTACAGTGTTCTAGGCGAAGTAGATCATCCGGACGATCTTAAAGTGAATTTGGACCGTGTATCCCATATGATTACTCAGATGTGGATGGAGGGTCCTAATGGTTATGGTAAGATGAAAGTCCTACCTACGCCAATGGGCAATTTAATCCGCACCATGCTCGAAAGTGGAGTAAAACTTGGTGTCAGTTCTCGTGGTAGCGGTAATGTCAGTGACGTTAACGGCCAAGTATCTGATTTTGAGATTATTACTGTGGACATTGTTGCCCAACCAAGCGCCCCTGGTGCTTATCCTACACCCGTGTATGAACATTTAATGAACACACGCGGCGGTATGAAAGCTCATACGGTTGCTACAGAAGTGAAAGAAGATCCAAAGGCCCAGAAATACCTGCAAGAATCCCTCTTGCAGATTATTAAAGGTCTAAAATAAGCCCGAGGAGAAATAGATGTTGGACGCATTCAAACAATTAGTTGAATCCGGCGTACTGTCGGAAGAGACAAAGGGTGTTGTTGAGGCAGCATTCGATCAAAAGATTCAAGAGAATCGCGACCAAGTCACCGCTGAACTTCGTGAAGAGTTTGCTCAAAAATACAGTCATGATAAGACTGTTATGGTTGAAGCAATCGACAAGATGTTAAGCGACAGATTGGCCGCCGAAATGGCCGAGTTGTACGAAGACAAAAAAGCTCTAGCAGAAGCTAAGGTAGCATATCAACAAAAGATTGCCACTGACAGTAAAAAGCTAGAAGGATTTGTTATCAAGCAATTAGGTAAAGAATTGGTTGAGTTCCAGAATGACCGTCAGAAAGTCACTGGAAACTTCCAGAAGTTAGAGAGTTTTGTAGTACATGCTCTAGCTAAAGAAATCTCTGAATTTGCCGTAGACAAGCGTGACCTAGCTGAAACAAAAGTTAAGTTAGTCCGTGAAGCTAAGAGCAAGTTTGGTGAAATTCGCCAAGCATTCATTCAACGAAGTGCTAAGGTTGTTGAAAACGCAGTTACTAAGAAATTAACATCTGAAATCAAGCAATTGAAAGAAGATATCGAAAGTGCTCGTAACAACGATTTTGGTCGTCGAATTTATGAATCATTCGCACAAGAATTCAGTGCTAGCTTCTTGAATGAAAAATCTGAAACAAGTAAATTGTTAAAGATCATTCAGAAGAAAGAACAAGAACTTGCCGAAGCACAACAAGTAGTTGCTGAAAAGCATCAACTTGCTGAGTCTGTACAGCGTGAACTCCGTGTCCAAAAAGACCTAATGGAGAGAAAGTCTGTTATGGCAGAAATGTTAGCACCCCTAAGTGCTGACAAAAGAGAGATCATGCATGAGCTATTAGAAAGTGTTCAAACACCAAAGCTAGCAAACGCATTTGACAAATACCTACCCGCAGTAATGGACGGTGCAAAGCGAGTTGCCCCTAAGAAGGCTATGTTAGCTGAAAGCACAGAAATTACCGGCAATCGCGAAGCAAAGCCAGAGGTAGGCTTAGATAACATTTTAGATATCCGCAAACTAGCGGGACTAAAATAATTATAATTCAAGGAGACAAATAAAATGTCACAATTATTAAATGAAAGATGGTCAGAGACCAAAGCTGCTCTGCTTGAAGGCCTACAAGGTAATAAGCGCGGAACAATGGACGTATGTCTAGAAAACACTCGTCGTTATTTAGGTGAGTCTGCAACTGCAGGTGCTACTAGCACAGGTAATATTGCTACTCTAAACCGTGTTATTCTTCCAGTAATCCGTCGTGTTATGCCGACTGTTATTGCAAACGAAATTGTTGGTGTTCAGCCAATGACAGGCCCTGTTGCTCAGATTCATACACTACGTGTACGTTATGCTGATGACAGCGCTGAAGTTAGCGCAGGCCAAGAAGCACTAAGCCCATTCAGTATCGCTGCTGCTTACTCCGGTAACAACAACGCTGGTACTCCAAAAGGCGACACAACTGCTAGCCTAGAAGGACGTCCAGGTCGTCGTATGAGCATTCAAATCTTGAAAGCTCCAGTTGAAGCTAAGAGCCGTAAGCTCAGCGCTCGTTGGACTTTTGAAGCTGCTCAAGATGCACAAGCCCAACAAGGTATTGACATCGAAGCAGAAATCATGGCTGCTCTAGCACAAGAAATTACTGCTGAAATCGACCAAGAAGTTCTAGGTTCTTTACGTGCCCTAGCTACTGTGGAAGAAACATATGACCAGTCCCTAGTGTCTGGTACTGCTACTTTCGTTGGTGACGAGCACGCTGCTCTAGCTATCCAAATCAACCGTGTTGCTAACTTAATTGCTCAGCGTACACGTCGTGGTGCTGGTAACTGGGCTGTTGTTTCTAATCAAGCATTGACAATTCTACAATCTGCTACTACAAGCGCTTTTGCTCGTACAACAGAAGGTACTTTCGAAGCACCTACAAACACAAAGTTTGTTGGTACATTGAATGGCGCTATGCGTGTTTATGTTGACGCTTATCTAAGTGACGCAACAGCACAAGACAACAACCAAGTTCTAATTGGTTATAAGGGCGCAAGCGAGGCAGATGCCGCAGCTTTCTACTGCCCATATATTCCGTTGATGAGTTCTGGTGTTGTTCTAGACCCAGCAACATTTGAGCCAGTAGTTGGCTTCTTGACACGCTACGGCTATGTCGAGTTGAACAACACAGCATCTAGCTTAGGCAATGCTGCTGACTATCTAGGCAAGGTTGCTATTACTCACGCTAAAGTTAGCTACAAGTAATCAATCCTTATTTGAAGGAAATCGAAAAACCCGCCTTGTGCGGGTTTTTTGTTAAATATATGACTACGTATTATGCGGTACCCTCCGCGTAGGCCTAGAACGTCATAACATAAAGGAAAACAAAATGGGACGTCCAATTAATAAAAAATTCTTCGCTAACACAAACGCACCTTATCAGGATCAAGCAACTGGTGGACCGACTGGTCAAGGTGGTGAAGGCCTGACTAGTGTTACAGTAGGTAGCACTGGAACAAATTATTCTACAGGTGCTACTCTAAGTTTTAGCAATCCTCAATTGCCAGGCGGTGTAGCTGCAACCGGTAGTTTAAGTCTAAACGCTTTTGGTAATGTAACTACAGTTAATGTTGATACAGCCGGAACTGGTTACACAAGCACAGCAACATTCTCTGTTACTACTGCGTCAAGTGTAAGCATCGCAGGTACAGGTACTAGCGCAACAACAGCTATCTATGTTGCTTCAACTACTGGCTTGTTTGCCGGAATGATTGCTAACGGAACAGGTGTTGGTACTAACGCTAAGATTTCAACTATTGGCTCTGGTATCTTAACAATGAGTGTAGTAAACGCAAGTACTGTTACTGGTACAATTATATTTGTTGACGCAGGAACAGGATTGACTGGTTTTGTTTCTGGATTGACTAGTAGTCAACAAAACGGTATTGCAATAACTGCGTTTGTCCCAGGCGGCAGCAGCGGAGTCATTGGCGATATCATGAAACAAGAAGCAAGCCGCAGATACCTTGTCAAAACAGCACAAGGTCAAGGTCAGTGTATTTTAGTCACAACATCTACATTAGCTGCTGGCGAAATGTTCATGACTGCTGTTGACGTAACTGGCGCTAGCTATTTTGTTGACAAGCTAACTGCTCACAGAGCAAGACTATATCGTTACTTAGATAACGGTGGTACTTTTGAAGTTGCTGACGGTGGAGTTTCTGGTTGGAGCTTGGCCGCTGCTACTACAGGTACAGTACAGATTGTCAACAACTAAGTTGTCAAGTCTCTAATAAAAAGGCTCTTCGGAGCCTTTTTTATTGACTACGCACATAATCAAATAAGGTAAATACTGGTATGGCTACTGCTTGGTTTAATCCTCAAATAATATCTCAATACGCCGAACAAGGCGGAGAAGACGTTCACATTAGATGGGACGAATCTACTGGGTACTCTGGTTTAAAAAGTGCTAACGGTTCGTCGATCGGTACTCTTAATCCTCTTATACATATTGCTAGGAGTCCTAAGCCTAACATTACTAATAAAACTTATTATTTAAAAATGACTGGATATAATTTTGTAGGACTACCTGATACAATATCAGGTATAGAATTACAGATCAATGGAAGACGAGTCGGTAGGATAACCGATGATACAGTTTCTCTTACACATAACAACAATTTAATTGGAGAGAATCAAGCTAAATTAGTGATCAATCCTACAACTTATTACGGCGGTGATACTGTTCTTTGGGGTGTGGGTAGTATATTAAAGAGTACACTTCAAGATCCTTCATTTGGAGTAGTAGTGCGATTTAAAAGCCACCCTAGTTGGCCGCATAAGGATCCAATGGACTTATTATCGGTCCAGTTGCGAATTCATTAAACTAATAAATACTCTAAAGGAATAGAAAATGGCCGATTTAGTAAGAGTTTCAGGAACACGACAAGTAACACCAACTGGTCCCAGTACTATTTCTGCGCCTGGTGGAAATGTTGTTCTTAACTCATCTAGCACCATTGCGACAGGCAATTTAACAGTTAATGACAATCTTTATGTATACGATAATGCTATAATTTCTAGAAAGATCATTACTAGTAACGTAACACAGGCAGACTCGGAAATTGTTATTAAAGAAGAACATACTGCCAACGTTCGTAACCCTTTTAATATTGAATATACAAATACTAATGTATTTTTTGCTCCGGCACTCGAACGTGATAGTCCACAATCTCCAGAAATAATTGAGCAGAAAAATTTAAGAAAAGAAGCCAGCGTATATTTTCCAGGCGGCATAGGTATAGAAAAAGACTTAAATGTTGGCGGATTTATTTACGGACGAATTAGCACTTCTGTAACATCTACTGATATTATTGTAACAGCTACAAACGTTGATAAAGTTTTCTATCCTACTTTTGTAGAAACGTTAGGTCTAAATGGAGTTTCTCTTCAAGCAGATAATACAGGCACTTTTAGTGGATTGACTTACAATCCAGGTCGAGGTATGCTAACAGTTGAGAAGGTTGATATAACAGCAACTACTTCTTCAAATAGTGTCGATACCGGAGCTTTAACGGTTGCTGGCGGAGTCGGCATTGGAGGTGATCTGCATGTTGATGACATTTATACTAAGTTTATTAATAGCGTAAATGAAAAATTAACACTACGACCTGCTGCCGCTGATCCTGTTGTAGAAATACAAGGCAGCATTAGAGTATTAGGTGATAAGCCAGTCGGTACTGCTCCTGTAGTTACAAACGTTCTGTATGTAACAGTTGACGGAGATGACACTAATGATGGTCGAGCTGAAGATGCTAGTCGTGCTTGCCGCACTATTGGCGGAGCAATTAATAGTCCTTTCTATCAGCCTGGTACACAAATTTTAGTCAGTGCTGGATTCTATTTAGAAGACAATCCTTTAAGAATGAAACCATATACTTCTATTAGAGGTAGTGACATTCGTACGACATTCATTGAGCCAATTAATAAGACACAAGACTTATTCCATGTTGATAGTGGATGTTATCTTAACTACATGACGTTCTTAAATGGACGCAGTGGCCTATTAGAAGGTCCTTACGCACAAGGATTTAATCGCGGCGCATATGCTACTGCTTTTCCACCGCTACCAGTAGGTGAAAGAATTGACTTGTTCCACTCACCGTACATTCAAAACTGTACTAATCAAAGTGGACCTTGGTTAAAAGACGGAACAATGTTTGTCCCTAATCAAACAGTTCAAGTTCCGACTGCCGTAGGAACTGGTACGTGGAATCTAA